TGTATTCACGGAGATACCATTCCGCTTTTGCAAGGTCTTTCAGTGGAGTACCCTTGTGATTGTGCCTAGCAATATACTTAATAACATTACCAAGTTCAAAGCCAAGATTCCAATCACGAATAACATCAATAGCTTCAATGGTATGTTGTTTGTAATGTTTATTCATTAGTGAGTCTCACTCCAATTGTTACCTACCTTGTAGTCACCATCCATTGGACAGCGTAGTCCAAGGGACTGCTCTGTCATGCGGATACTCTGGACTACCTGTTGCCCGAATGCATGGGCATCCTCTTCATGAACCTCAGCCTGAATCTCATCATGGATATTACCAACCAACTTGTACCGTAGCTGACAGTTATCAATTAGATGGATCAACGCCTGCTTCATAACGATTGCACCGGCACTTTGCAGTAGTGTATTTAATGCTGAGTGTTGCGACCGGATGTGCAGTTTCCGTCCATCCAATCCTTTAAGCCATCCACGTTGCCGCACTGTATCATCAACTCGTTGTCTAAGTCCTGCCAATGCAGGAGTATTGCTAAGGAAGCGAGCCTTAAGAGTTCGTCCATCGTCCGAAGATCCTCCAACAATGCTTCCGATTTTTGCGTCACCTGCTCCGTACAGGAAGGCATAGATGAAAGTTTTTGCTTTATCCCGTGTATCAAGTCCAGCAGCGATTTGGTTTGCTGTGTGAACATCTCCGTTGAGGATCTCATTGGTGTAGTCCTTATCGTTCATGTAATGTGCAAGCATACGAAGTTCAAGTTGTGCAGCATCGGCACCCACTAACTTGTAACCATTGGGGACAGTGAATAGGGACCGCATCTCTTTACCGTATGGTGAGTAACCTGCCGGTACCTGTGCAAGATTAGGATCACTGTGGGTCATACGTCCCGTGATTGCCCCATTGGTATTGACTCGTCCATGCAGTCTACCATCCTGCTTTAGATTATCAAGCCAATTATTGAGCATACCTACTCGTTTCTGTAACAATAAGTATTCGTTAATTAACTTGGCCTCAGGAATATCCACCCCATCCAAGGTTGATTCATCCACGATTGGGCTGCCCTTCTCAGTGAAACGATCCGGCTTCCAGCCTAGTCTAGATAGTCTCTCTGCAATTTGCTTTCGACTACCAAGATTGAAAGGTACCCAAGTAATAACAGAAGTCCAGCCAGTATTAATACCGTCAAAGGATCGGTCCACCCAAAGATTGCTGACAGCATCAACAAACCCCACACCACTACGCCGTACTGAACCATCCTGATTAAATTTGTGACGATACTCTTTGGTGAGTTTTGCCATTGGTTTCCATTCATTGTGTATCTCCATTTCAATATCATTCATTCGGTTTCTTAGGTTTGCCAGTAGTCTTTCCGCATCCTGTTCGTTGAAGAGCCAGCCATTTATCTCCTGCCCCTTGATAATACCAGCCACTCGGTGCTCTAACTCTACTGACTCTGGGCTGAATTCCTTCTTCATCAGCTTCGTCAGTTCCCGGTACACCCTCTGTGTCACTTCCACGTCCTGCTTGCAGTAATGTAGCATCTCGGTACTGAACACAGACCAGTCGTTGTGTTCTCCCTTCGGAAAGCCTAGACGATTGCCCCAGTTCCTTAGGCTGTGACCACCCTCTTGTGCAGGATCGGCAAGCCGTGAAAGCACCAGCGTATCTACAATCGGTCCGGTGTGTTTGTAATTCCATACCTTCTCCAATGCAGGGAGATCGTAGCCTATGACATTGTGTCCTATGAGTCGATGTCCAGCCACAAATCCAACAAAAGACTTATGATCGTCACCAGTAAAGACATGTACATTATTAGTTTTATCATCCTTAACTACCACGCAATGTATCTTAGTTGGGTTAAATCCATCGGTCTCAATATCAAATATTAAGTCTTTCATTTCAAAGAAGATCCTTCATCTTCATAATACCACTTATGCAGTTTCTTATATGTGTTTACGGCTTGTTCCCAGTGTTCTTTACTTGGGTAAAGAGTAAGTGGTTTTTCCTTTTTATCGCTCATTAATAAATGAAACAATGCAAATAAAGAATCCTTCAACATTTCGTCTTTATATACCATTAGAAATCACTCCCTTCATCATCGGGCTTCTGTGTTTCGTGCATGCGTCCAGTTAGTTTATCGTACTTCAACCAACAGGCGGGGCCTGTCAATCCAGTGAACCGATTCTTAATTACACGAATCAATGTTGTATTGCGGCGTTCTTCGTCTTCATGCTGTTGATCCCTTTCCAGACCCAATACAATATCGGATAGCTGTGCAATTGCATGCGAACCTCGTAACTGATTGAGACTAACCTCTGCCCCTCTCTCATGTCCCTTGTCCCCTGTCGGTCTACGGAGATGGGATACAAGGAACATGCCGACACCTGTTTCCTGTACCAAAGTTCTTAGGCTGGTCATGAGTCGATCAATCAATTGACGCTCATTGTCCCCGTCCATACCGGACACGACAATACTGATATGATCAATGATAATCCACTTACAATCCAATGCCTTTGCCATATAGCGGACACGGTTCAGTAGGTTTTCCTCAGCCGTGGAACCGAAATGATCGTATAGAAATACCCGTCCGGTCCCGAGTGTGTTATCAAAGTACTGTCGTTTCTCGTCATCCGAGACAACGGTATCAGGAAGGTGGAGCAACTGGTTCGCTTCCACTGACATGATACCAAGTGCAGTTCGTTTTGTTGACTCCTCAAGTGCAAGTATCCCGATGTTGTCATCTGTTGTCCTCAATAGCCAGTGTTCCAGTTCACGCATGATGCTGGACTTGCCCATACCTGATCCACTGGTGATGGTTACTAACTCCTGCTGCCGGAAACCATAGGTATAGGTGTTTAGGCAGGACCAAGGATAGTCAACACACTTAATGTTTTCTTCCTTAACAATATCATCCCATAGATTCTTAGCATTGATGATGCCATCGGGTGTGTATTCCTTGGCCTTCCACCATATGTCCATGAATTCTTGGGTCTTACCGGATTGCAGGTATTCCCCTGCATCCTTTAGTTCAAGATTAACAATCAGGACCTTACCCGGGGAGAACAACTGGGCTACTTGTTTGGCTGCTGCCTTACCGGGTTCATCATTATCAAAGCATAGGACTACCTTCTCAAAGGAATCAAGGAATTCAAATGACTTCTTACAGTCACGCAGGGCACCGGCTGCACCTGTGCGTATGGATACTGCCGGCCAACGGCTACCCATCATTTGATAGGCGGCCAATGAGTCCTCTTCACCCTCAGTTACAGTTACATACTTACCACCTGCCTTGAATAGGTGCTCACCGAATAGCCCCGCATCGTTGGAGTTACCTTCAAAGCGAAAGGACTTATCCTTAATACCACGATACTTCAATCCTACCAATGAACCATCGGCATCGAAGTATGGGTAGACTTTGTATTCAGTATTGTTGTTGAAGAAGTTAGTTACACGATATTTTTTATTGGTATCCAGTGTCGTGCCACGGGACAGATCAGGCTTTGAATCACCCGGGATCTTGAGTATGTCCGACATAACGGTATCTGTTTCTCCATTGGAATAGACATGGTAGTTACAGGCAAAGCAATGTGCAGTGCCTCCTTCATACCATACTAGATTATCTTCATGAGTGTCCCCGCCAAGTGCTGCACACTGGGGGCATTGTGTCTTGTGTGACACGGGTCTTTTTGGAAAGTCCATTTCCTATACTACCTCTGTATGGAATGATTGGAATCCCGCTTACCATACTGCGGGGATGCTGCCGCCCGTGAAAAGCACAGACCTTGGTAGTTACCTACCTACATCGGATCAAGCTGGAGCAGTTTTGTATCATGCTCAGGATACATACTAAGGCTTCCTATGAACGCACGAGTTAAATGGTTAATCGTTAGCCTTAAGTACTTCATTGAGGGATTCAATCATCCCTGCTTCATAGCCATCTTTATAGACTTCAAAGACCTGCTTCTTGATAGTGTTTGGGGGCAGGGGTTCCTGCTTGTCCCACCAGTCCAGAAATGCAGTATCAACGTCCATATTAGAAATCCCCTGCCATGTCTGCTGCTGGGGACTCGGATGCCTCCGGGTTTTTCTCCAGCAACTTCACCTTGTTGAGGTAAGTACCACGACCAAGGGCGTTACCTCCACCAACGGAGACGGCCAGTCGAAGGGTATCACCCCATGAAATAGCATCGGGACCAATTGGATCACCATCCTTATCGAAGATAAGCGGTACACCGAAGTCGGCCTTACGCTTAAACTCACGCTGCTTTAGGACGATACCATCCTTCTCGTAATCCTTAACCTTAACACCCATATCATTGAGCGTCTTAGCGGATTCATCGGTCAGGTTCAGGGTTACACTGTACTTGGTATTCCCCATATAGGAATCCGGTTCAGTGAGATAGACAAAGGCAGCCTTGCCTTCAACGGTAATGTAATCAGCCATGTGATTAACTCCTTTACTTGGTTTCGGGATGTGTTACTCCGGAGTTTTCAAGGTGCCACTCACGCAGTCCCTTGGCTTCCGGTATCTGCATCAGAATATCCCGTGAATTCTGTTGCAGGCTTTGCCAGTCAAGGGCTGCGTCACGGAGTGCCGCCTGTCGTTCCCTTAACTGCCATTCATAATACGCTTCTTCTTCCCATGGTGCAAGCATTAGATGGCCTCCTTGATTGCGTCATAGGTAGCCTGTGCTGATCGTTGCAATCCAAAGGTAGTCCGGTCAGCATAGCCTGATGTCATTTCATCTTTATAGAATTCAGCATCGGATAGGAATTCGGATAGTGCTGGGTCCTCGATGTTGATCCAGTAGTGCAGGCTGGTAGACTTAACCACCTGTGGTGCAGGTAGATCACGCTCGATGTGATCCTGATAGAAACGCTTGGGTATCTTTACCAATTTCATGTGATCTCCTTTCGTTTGAGATACAACCATTATCCAGATTTAACTTTACCTGTCCAATGAAATGTTTTTATATGGTTATAAACTAGATTTATGGTGCCATCCATTTAATACCACTAGGTCTTGGGTCGGACCAATGGCTGGCCTTCTTACCCATCCTGCCTGCTTCCTTCAGACTCAGGGGTGGAGTAGTGGCTGCCTTGTGCTGGTCCCATCCCTTGGCTAAGCGTCCACGCAGGGCCTTCTCAGATACCCCATGTTTCTTGGCCAACTCATACAACTCCACAGAGTACTTCCGAGGGCTAATCAGGGGATGGGATAGAGCCTTGGTAAGGTCCCATCCACGGTTGATACGCTTGCGTACTTGGTCATAGGTCAGGCCTAGTGGATTCAACTCAGGGTCTGCTA